ATACTGGACAAGATACGGGAGAGGGCGGGGGCGAGGAAAGGTTACCCGCTGATACTGCTCCATCGGGGTAGCTCTTGGATAGCTCGCCTTATCCAGCTATTACTATATTGGAACCACGCCTCCGTCTTGGTGATAGGCGGCGAGGGGCAGCCTTGGGTGGAATTTGAGGCCAGGGCGCGAGGGGTCGTGATGAACGTGTTCTGTGACAACGACCTGCCGCGCGAGTGGGCCATCCTGGACGTGTTGCCATCCCTAACATCCCAAGAGTCTGCCCTCCTGCTTGGCGCCTGTATAGGCAGTCTGGGAAAGCTCTATGGGTTCGTGGCGATACCCCGTATTCTGTGGGAACTTATCAGGCGCAAGCTCAGCGGGGTATTTAGCCGCGACGTTCTGCCGCCCCGCCCTTACGAAGTTTGCTCCAGTCTTGTTAATGTCGTCTACACGGCTGCGGGGCGGCCCCTGGTAGACAAACGCTTTCCTACACCAGACGACATTGCAGATTCGCCACACGTCTGGATAGTAATGAGAAGTGGTGAAGTAGAATGAATATCTACGCGATAAGCTCCGGTAAGAAAACTGCGTCTGCCCTCATTTACACAGGCCGCGCGCGCATAGTGGGGGTGGACATCGTTCCCGGCGGCGCGGACATCTCTGTGGTCATTTACGACAACACCGCTGCTAGCGGCACAGAGGTGTTTTTAGGTAAGGGTATAGCCAATAATGCCTCCACCACCTATGTCGTAGATGTGGAGGTAGAGAACGGCATATACCTGTCCATAAGCGGTTCCGGGGACGTGGTTGTTCGGTATCGGCCCATCTAAGGCGTAGAAACAACCTCAAGTTTATATATATGGGTTAAGGGGCGCGAGGTTTTCGCGCCCCGTTTTTTGTGAGGTGAGAGAGGCAAATGGCGCGAAGAAAGAAAAGGCGGCGGACAGGGGGGAAGTGGATACAGAGGGCTATTAAGCACCCCGGTGCCCTGCGCAGGCAGCTAGGAGTGCCGGAAGGCAAGACCATCCCTCTGTCCAAGCTGCGTGCAGCGGCGAAGAAGGGAGGCAAGCTTGGCCGCCGCGCCCGCCTGGCGCTGACATTGCGAAGGCTAGCTAAGCGACGCAAGCGGCGCAGAAGATGATTGGTCTGCGCGGGCAACAACACCTGCCCTGGGAAGTAAAAGAGAAAATTTTTAAATTACTAAATTACAAGCCTTTTGGGGCGCAGGAGCCGTTTCACCGCTCCACAGCCAGCCATCGTATCTTTGCGGCGGGGAACAGGAGCGGGAAGACCTTCTGCTTGTCGCGGGAGGTTATTCCCTACCTCCTTGTGCCTTTTTCCTACGGTTGGGTGGTGGCGAAACATTATTCGCTGACCCAGCCCATCATAGATGCCATCATCGAGGGGCTAATCATCCTGGGGCACACCCAAGCCCCCCGCGCAAAGAACTTAAAGTTTGGGGAGTTCGGGTATAGCAACAAAGACCACAAGTTGCTGATGTGGAACGGGGCCGTGCTAGAGGCCAAGTCAGGGGACAACCCTGACAGCCTTCACGCTCGCGCCCTGGACTACTGCATAGTAGACGAGGCTGCCTTGTTTCCCTTTTACCTTTATCAGACTCGCCTCGTCCCACGCCTGGTGGATAGCGGTGGCTGGATAGCCGCCATTGGCACTTTCGAGCACGACCAGGGGGAATGGTTCGAGGAGTTGTGGCGCATTGGACAAGAACCTAACGACCTGGGCGTGGAAAGCTTTACACATCCTACTACCGATAACCCCTACATAGACCAGAAATGGTTAGAGGAACAGCGCCGCATTCTTGACCCCGACATCTACGCGGCGAGGTTTCTGGCTATCCCTAAGCCCTCCCCTTTGCGCGTGTTGCACCGTTTCAGTTATGTGGAGAACGTCCGCCCCGACGCGGAGTTTGACCCCGCGCGCCCAGTATTTTTGGCCGTAGACCCCGGCAGCACTTATGCGGTCGGGGCACTACAAGTGGACGAACGGGACGGCCACCCCTATGTGACGCTTGTAGATGAAATCTATTTGGCCGAAGCACTGGGGACAGAGTTAGTCATCAGCAAATGCCGCAAGCGTCCCTGGTGGCGCAACGTGGGGCGGGGCGGGATATGCTCTGGCGCCATTGATGTGATGGCGAAAGAGCAGCGCTACATCTGGAACTCCGCTCTGGCTAAAGCAGGAAAGGGGCCGCTGGTCGCCCGCAAGTTGGGTATCACAGCCAACACGCAGAACCTGAACGCCTGGCTTTACAAGCGCTGGCTAGTTGTTAATCCGCAGTGCACCAATGCCCTACGGGAGGTGCGCAAGTGGCAATACCCCGACCTCTCGCGCGGCGACCCGAAAGCCAGGGTGCCGAAAGATAGATTTAACCATTTATGGAAAGCCATAGGATACTTCCTGGTGGCTGAGTTTGGCCTCATCGAAGGCCGCCCCCGTCGTGGCGTCTCCCTCCCCCGCCCCCGCTGGGGGGCGCCGACGGTAAAACGGAGGATAGTTATATGAAAAAGCTCACTGCCGAGTGGTTGTTAAGCACCTACGAGCGTCTCAGGGAGTTTTATGCGCAACGCAACCACAATATGCTGGTCGCTCGCGATTTATACTTCTTAAGGGAGGAGGCCATCTTTTGTGATGCCGACGGCAATCTCATCCCTCCCGCTGAGGATGAGGTGCGCGTTGTCCTCCCCACCCCCCTAACACAAGTCGAGGCGTTTCGTTCCCTTCTAATGACCCGCCCGCCCATCTTGCACGTCCCGCCCAGCGAGGTCAAGCGGGTGCACCAGGAGCAATGCGAGGCTATCGAGAAAATGCTTTGGGCGCTGTGGCAGCGGCTAGATATTTATGGCGAGGTGCTCAATGCGCTGTGGCACGCCCTGGTGGATAGCGTGGGCGTGCTGCAAGTGGTGTATGTCCCCAACCCGCCCGAAGGCTATCCCCCACTGCGTATTACCGCGCTTGACCCTTATTACGTTTACCCAATGCCCGGCGCATATAGAGGCCAGTGGAAATATGTCTTTAGTGCCTCTGTCCGACCTGTTGGTCAGCTTTATGAGGAATGGGTATTAGGGCGCGACCAGCGCCTGCGAGAAGTGCGTCTTGCCAAATCTGCCCTGGACGGCCTGGAAGAGACCGACCTGGTGCAGGTGCTGGACTACTGGGACGAAACCTACAATGCCATAGTGCTTGTCCGCCCTACGGCCAGTGGGGCTAAGCGCCCCCGCGCGGTGGGGCAGGAGGCAATGTTTCTCAAGCCACCGACGGAGCACGGCTATGGCTTTCTGCCCTTTGTCATCTTCTACGTCTTTGAGCTGCCTTTCCGCGACAGGGGTGAGGCGATGGCCCTGAGCGTGCTCTATCCTATCGAGGGGGCAATTCGGGAGCGCAACCGCCTCTTTTCACAGAAACTCACTATCCACCGCCAGCACGCCGACGTCATCCGATACAGCAAGACGGCGGGCGGCAAGGGGGTAGAATGGCCGCGCCCAGGGAGTGGGGGAGAGATTTCCCTTGACCTGGACGAAGAAGTGGGCTTCATCCCGCCCCCCGAAGCCCCTCGCGGACTGGACGAGCTGTCCGCCGTGCTGGAGGGTGAAATCCACGACGCCTCGTTGCCACCCACCCTGCTGGGGCGTTACATCGCTCAGATGTCCGGTATCGCTATGTCACTAGTGCGCAACCCCGCCTTGATGCGCATTGTCTTCAAACAACAGGCAGTAGAACGGGCGTTGGAGCAGCTTAATGAGTATATGCTACGGCTGGTAGAGGCGTTCGTGGAACAGCCCATCTATGTGTGGGGTCAGGACAAAACAGGGCAGCCCATCGAAGTAATGCTTGACCCTAAAACGGTTAACGGCTACTATCGCAACCACGTGGCCCTCAGCGCCACACTCCCCGCCGACATCCCGGCTTTGGCCGCCATTTTGTCCGCCTGGGTGCAGCAGGGCATTATGAGCCGTCAGACTGCACGGGACGTCGCCCAACGCGTGATGACCGAGTTAATGCCGCAGAGCGTAGAAGACGAAGCCCAGCGCGTGTTAATCGAGACGTTCCTCACCCAACCGGAAGTAACAATGGCCCTGGCAATGCAGGCGGCCATTGAGGCGGGACTTGACCCCCAGCTTATTCAGATAGCGCTGGGTAAGGGCGGCGCACAAAAGACGCCCCTCACTCGCGAGCCAACCGTGCCTGGAGGCAGGCGCATAGGGCGACCGGGGGCGGAGGCCGCCGCCTATCAGGCGGTGCCCACTATGCCGGAGAACGAGGAGCCAAGCGTGGTGCAAACTACACGCGACATCACCACGGCGGCGCTAGGCTAGAATGACAGAGGTTGAAATTCTTGCGGATGTAATCGTATGTCCCTTGTGTGGCGCCGAAATCCACTGCGCTTACAGCGCGTGGTATGGGCACTTCATTAACACGCACGGCGCAAACCCCGCCACCTTTGTAGGCCCGTGCGGGCCGCACAAGGGAGTATATAAAGATAGCCAGACGGGGGAGAACGGCAAGCGACGCTCGCCGTTCTTCTGCTATCTGTGCGGCTGTGATTGTGCGGACAATGATGACCTTAAGGCGCACCTCCAAAACGCGCACGGTGCCTCTTAAATACCGGCGCGTAACCCAGCAACTAAAGGCGCTTATCCCACAGGCGTTGGAGATGGCGCGAGAAGCTTATCGCCAAATGCTGCCCCCTCCCCGCTTTCGCCGCCGCCTCACCAAGCAAGAGCAGCTTCTGCGCTTTTTGCGAATGACGCCAGAGGAACACGAAGCCCTTCGCCGCCGGGTGGGGGAGGAGCGCTATCGCGCCTATGTCATCGCTATGAACAATATCTATAAAAAGATGAGGGAAACACAATGGCTTTAGAAGGAGGAGGAGGGCGGCGGAAACCTAAGCCCAGGCCGCCCGATGACATCTATGACCGCCGCACCCCCACGTTGCCCCTGCCCACACCCCAACCGCCCGACGACATCTATGAGCGCCGCACCCCCACATTTCCCCCGCCCCGCGAACGCGAGCCGCTTAAAGTTCCGGAAAGCCCCCGCCCTGCCAGTGGTGGCGGCTGGTGCGGGAGCGAGGAGTGGGTGCGTGCTTTTGTTAAGGCGCACGGGCGCGCGCCGACAGGACGCGACCTAGAAGATTGTCGTTGGAGCGAGCGCTTTCTGCGCGAACACGGCAGGCCACCCACCGAAGAAGACTGGCGCGCACGCTGGTATGGGCAATATGGTGGTGGTGGCGCCGGGGAGGAAGAAGAGGAGGAGTTTTGGCCTAAGGCGGGCGAGCTACTCCAAAAACTTTCCTTCCCAATGGCGGAACAGCTACCCGTCTTCCTGCGCGAGTGGACGCGCTACTTGCAGGATTTGCTGGCCCAGAACCCGGAGCGCGCCATCCCCCTACCATTCGCGCCCACCGAAGAGGGGGAAGAGGCTGACACGGTTTGGCGCCAGACCCTCACCGAGGTGGCTCAGCAATTGGGCCTGAGCCACTTGATGGAGGAAAGGCCCGAAGACCCTGTTGTGGCCTACCAAGAGTTTCTAAATGCCCTGGCGCAAGCCCCCTTGTCCGCCCAGCAAATTCTGATTGGCTTGCGGTATACCCCGGAGGCGGGGTGGCACCGGGTGCAAACACCCTTGCTGCCTCACCCTGCCCACTTGTAAATAGATGGCTAAGTTACAACCGGACGAAATCTACGTGCCTCCTTTATTAGAAGAAGAGGAGGAACCGCCTGCCCCTCAGC